GAGTGTAATTTTGAGCGAGCATGTCGAATATCGAGATGGTTTTCTTTACTGGAAGAAGACAATTAGCAACAAGGCAAAAGCCGGAGGGAAGATTGGAAGCAAAGACGGAAAAGGATATCTCCGATTCTGGATGTTCAAGCGTCAGTACTCAGTTCACAGAGTAATTTTCCTACTTGCTAATGGATATATGCCGGCATGTATAGATCACATTAAAGGAATTAGTGGTGACAACCGAATTGAAAATCTGAGGGAGGCCACGGTTGCTCAGAACCTATACAACCAAAAGGGCAGGCTAACCAGTAAGTCTGGCTTTAAAGGGGTTCACTGGCATTCCACCAACAAAAAGTGGACGGCAAGCGTTAGGCATCAAGGAAGGCTTATTCATCTTGGAAGCTTTGATTCTGTAGAGCTTGCATCGAAAGCAAGGGCATCGGCGGCAATGAGACTGCACGGTGAGTTTTATAACCAGGGCTTAGCGGTGACCAAATGACCAACATCGAGAAGATCAAGCAGGCGCGCGCCGAAATGGAAGCAGCCTTTGAAGCCATGCGCGACTGCGGCGACAGCATGGGTTTCGCGGGCGCATTCGAACTGAACCTTGAATCTCTGAGGCAGAAGGTATCTGCGCTTGTATGGCTCCAGGCCGAATCTATCGTCCAAGCCACCGAGGTGGCCGACGAGAACTTCGCCCGGGCGCAGAAGCTCAGCGAGCAGGTTCAGGAGAATGTGCGGCACATTGAGCGGCTGGCGGGTGAGCGGGGTGAGGTGTTCACGGCATTGGTCGATGCCCTCACCGGAATGATGAAGTGCTTCGACGATGGCGTAGGCGTGGAGTGGAACGAGAAAGAGCTCGCCGCCGCACGCGCAGCACTGGCTCTGGCCAAGGGGGAGGCGGTATGAGGCGCTTCATGTGTTTCTCAGGAATGGCTATGTGTGTTGCTGGCGCAGTTCTAGGAATCAGCGGGCAGAACGGTCCTGCTCTGATTGTGCTTCTTCTCGCTGGCGCCAATCTTTTAACCATCCGGAGTCTTTGGCCATGAACTACGAACCAATGACCAAGCCACCACGCGGCATGAATCCGAATTTCAGGACGGCGATGCATGGCCGGTGCGATGTGTGTGGCTTTGCTCGCGGCATGGGAAAGCACGACAAGTGCTCCCAGATCCGCAAGGCGGCTGGTTTCAATTTCATCGGCGGAACAGATCCGAGCACCAAGGTGAAGTGCAAGGACTGCAAGCAGGAGCATAAGCACGGCGAGATGATGGGCAACGTTTGCCGGGAGTGCCATGTGAAGACGCTGGCGCGGGCGGCGGGGTTTGGGGGTGAGGTATGAGCTGCGAAATGTGCACAGATCCTGACGGGTTCCCATGCTTTCCGATCTACGGCGTAGGTCCGCACAAATGCTTCTGGAAAATTCCAGGGGCGGTAATGGGTGAAAGCCAGCCTTTGCCAAAAGAGGAATGGCCATCGAACTACCAGGAAGATGAGGATAATCCTGGCCTGGGTATTTGGTGGTGCCCATCATGCGGAGATGGAAAACCATGACCGCCCTACGCCGCACCACCACAATCCGTGGCTTTCCGATGAAGGCGCTTGATCTCAAAACGACCTGCGATGTATGCGGGCGTCCACGGTCCTTCGGCCTCAACACCTACAAGCACACCAAATGCTCCAAGATTCGGCAGGAGCGGAACAGGGGGAAGAACGGATGAGTGACCACAACCCAGTAACCAACCCCAAACACTACGACCTATTCCCAGGCCAGCAATCCATCGACGTGATACGCGCCGCGCTGACGCCGGAAGAATTCTCAGGGTTCTGCAAGGGGAATGCTCTCAAGTACCGGTTGCGCGCAGGCGAGAAGGGCGATGCAGCTGAGGATCTGGCGAAGGCAAATTGGTACAGGGATCTGGTCTGGAAGGAGTTCACATGACCGAAGTGTTTATTCTCGTACCGGGCGAGCCTGTCGCCAAAGGAAGACCCCGGTTCGCCAAGCGCGGCAATTTCGTCAGCACGTACACCCCGGAGAAGACCCGCGATTACGAGCTGAAGGTGTCGTGTGAGGCCCGGCGCTCGATGGGAGCAAGAGCGCCGATTGTTGGCCCAGTGGCGCTCAAGATCGAGCTGAGCATGGGCATACCCATGTCATGGAGCAAAAAGAAGCGATTACAGGCGTTTTCAGGTGAGATCCGACCGACGAGTAAGCCGGACTGGGAAAACGTCTGTAAAGCGCTGTGTGACGCTTTAAACGGTATTGCATGGATGGATGACTCGCAGGTGGTTGAGGCAACAGTATCGAAGCGGTATGCAGAAGAGGCCTGCGCAATCATCAAGGTGCGACCGCTTGACCTGGGCCTGCCGCTGGAGGCATGATCGCTTCACGCCTCCATCGGTGCGCTTCACGCCTAAGGCATGTGCGTTGGTCACGCGGGGAAAGCCCAGATCTCAAAAGGATCTGGGCTTTTTCTTTGGGCGCGATGTATGCTGGCCACTCGGGAATCCCTGGACCGTCCACTAGAAAAGTCGCAAATACATGCGGTGGGGTTAAAGCGGGGCTTTCCAACCATCACACCCAAAGGGCCCACAGCAGTGGGTCTTTCTGCATCTGGCTCCGTGCCATCACCTTTCGGGTCGCGTGATACACTCCTGAAACACCTTCCCAAGCCACGGAAAGCAATCAATGGCCGAGCCGTCATCAGCGATCCCCTACCTGGTCCTCGGTGGATCGTCCGTTGCAGCGGCATTCCCAGGCCTTGACCCTCTCACCGTGATCGGATCTGGAGGGGGCGCCGGCATGTTCTGCATGATGGCCTACTGGATCCCCAACTTCTGGGTGAAGTTCGCCTACTTCTTCATCGCTTGGGCATTCGGCTACATTTACGCTGTCCAAGGCCCTATGCCCGCCATATTCGATAACGCGCCAGGCATCCGGGGCTTCATTGCTTCGTTCCTGATCGTGATCCTGTGCACGGCCGTCATCGAGTTCGTGCGCACCAACAAACTGCCGGGGTGGATCGGCGAGCTTGGCAAGCTCCGGCTCTCCCGCAAAGGTGACCCCGATGCATGAGTGGGCCCACTTCTTCGACAGGCTCTTCGAGTTCGCCGCGTACCTCTGGGAGGTGAGTTACACCCCCATGTGGAACCTGATAAAGTCAAGCGCGTGCGGCTGGATAGCCCTTAGCATCATGCGCTTCAAGCCTGACGATGAAACCCGCTTCAAGCCCCGCGTTACGCTGACCGCCACAGCGCTGTTCATGCTCTGTATCATGGAGCTCTCCAGGGTGATGACAGGCATCGCCACCGGCGTATCGCCATTTGTCTCCCTGATCCTGCTCATGCTCGCGTACCGACTCCATGTCGCGAAGGGCAACGTTTCCCACATCACAGCCGCATAGGAAATTACCATGTCACGTAAAGCCCCATCCTCTACCGGTCGCAATGGCGGCCAGGTGTATGCCGAGAAGATGCCCCGCCAAAGCCCGCCAGCCGCACCTGGCAAGCGCGCAGTGCCAAAGCCGGCCAAGGGTAAGGCCTGATGCTTCGCGCCCTCGCCATCCACTTCATCGGGTTCTACGCGATCAACTCGCTGATGCCGGCCTGGGCGCAGAGCGCTGACGCTGACCTGCTGTCGGTCTGGTACGCCAGCTTTGCCCTGGTTGATCTGATCGGCTTGATTCTTCTGGGTCGTGCAAGCGGCATACTTGAGTCGGTCGCCCAATGCGCGCTGGTGGTGTCCATGCTCTGGTCGGCCGCGCTCTCGGTTGAAATGGCCATGCTCCAGGATCTGCTGCAGCAGGCCGATACCAGCATGCAGGGCTATTTCGACATGGTCATGGGTGTCACGATGATCATCGGTGTGATTCAGCAGCACCGGCAGCGAACACCGGCCATCCGGCCAATCAGGCGATGAAGCACCGAATTGCACAAAGCCCGGCATAACGCCGGGTTTTTTGTGCCTGAAACACCTATGGCGCTATGATTCACCAATATTCACCAACCAGACGAGATATCGACATGATCCGAAACTACAAGGAAAAAGCGCCGCAGTTCCAGGCGGTGGAAGTGACCGATGCGCTGAACCAGCTGGCCGAGGTGGCCAACATGATCGGCGCCAAGGAAGTGGGCACCACGTTCAATGGCGATGGCAAGCGCTCGCAGGTGCTCAAGGTTGGGGAAGGCGAGGAGGCTATTACCTACACCGTGATCGAAGGCCAGGTCATCACGCTGAGCAGTGAAGGCGCTGTAGCCGTGCTCGATGCAGCGGACTTCTACTCGAAATACGAGGTGATCTAAATGGCAGGCGGTCGCCCTACGAAGTACAAGCCGGAATTCTGCAAGATCGGCGTAGCCATGGCCAAGCTGGGGGCGACCGATGCTGACCTTGCGTCTGAATTCGCTGTATCCATCGCAACCATCAACCTGTGGAAGGTCAAGCATCCCGAGTTTTCCGAGTCCGTAAAGGTCGACAAGGCTGTCGCTGACCAAAAGGTGGTTGAGTCACTGTTCAAGCGCGCCATGGGCTACACGGTCACCGAGGAGGAAATCAAGGTAATCGACGGCAAGATCGAGAGAGTGGAGGTGACTAAGCATTACCCGCCTGACCCCACATCGATGATCTTCTGGTTGAAGAACCGGGATAAGGCCAACTGGCGCGACAAGCACGAGTTCGAGCACTCTGGCGGCATCAGTGTTGTTCAGGCCAACGAACTGGACGAGAAGCTGTGAAGCTGAACCCGAAGCAGGCAGAGGCCCAAATTCTGCTGGCGGGAGACGCCACCCACGCCATGCTGTTTGGCGGTTCACGTTCGGGCAAGACGTTCCTGCATGTGCGCAACACCATCATGCGCGCCGTGAAGGCACCCAAGAGCCGGCATGCGATGCTGCGCCTCAGCTTCAAGTCGATCAAGAATTCCATTGTTCTCGATACCTTCCCCAAGGTGATGGACATCTGCTTCCCTGGCGTGGCCTACAACATCAGCAAGACGGACTGGTACGCCACGTTTGCCAACGGCTCAGAGATCTGGTTTGCCGGCCTGGACGACAAGGACCGGATCGAGAAGATCCTGGGCATGGAGTTCGTCACCGTGTACCTGAACGAGTGCAGCCAGATCCCGTGGGCGTCCGTCGGCATCGTCATGACCCGACTGGCGCAGAAGGTTCACCAGGTGGTTGCCGGCAATGAGCAGCTGATGAAGCCGCGCGCCTACTACGACTGCAACCCGCCGAGCAAATCACACTGGTCGTACCGCCTGTTCATCGAGAAGCGCGACCCCGAGACGAAGCTTCCCCTCGCCAGGCCAGACAACTACACCAGCTACCAGATCAACCCAGAGGCCAACCAGGACAACCTTTCGCCTGAATACCTGGAGAGCCTGCGCGCACTCAGCCCGAGACTGCAGAAGCGATTCCTCAAAGGCGAGTTCACCGACGCCAACCCAAGCCAGCTGTTCAGCGAGGAAACCATAGAGACGCACCGCACAGACGGCACAGACCTGCCGGAAATGGTGCGCGTGGTGGTGTCGGTTGACCCATCAGGCTCGGGTGATGCCGACAACGCGGACAATGACGAGATCGGCATCATGGTGGCTGGCCTGGGCACCGACGGTAATGCCTATCTGCTGGAGGACTGCACCGTCAAGGCCGGGCCAGCTACCTGGGGTCGCGTGGCTACCGACGCATTCGACCGGCACGCAGCAGATGTCGTGGTGGGCGAGCAGAACTATGGCGGCGCCATGGTCAAGCATGTGATCGACACCAGCCGCCCGCGCACGCCGTATAAGCAGGTCACCGCGACCCGTGGCAAAGCCGTGCGCGCCGAACCCTTCTCAGCGCTGTATGAGCAGGGAAAGGTCAAGCACGTCGGTCAGTTCCAGAAGCTGGAAGACGAGCTAGTTGGCTTCACCACCTTCGGCTATGTCGGCGAATCATCGCCAAACCGAGCAGACGCACTGATATGGGCCCTGGCCGAGCTGTTCCCCGGCATGGTCAGAGCCAAGAAAGAACCGAAAGAACCCCCTAAAACGCGCCCACGCCTGGGCAATCACAGCTGGATGGGCTGACAGATGGCTGACACCAAGAAAGACGACGAGATTGTGCGCATTGCCAAGGAACGCTTTCAGCGCGCCATGGACTTCGAGGGCGACTTCCGCAAGCTGTTCACCGATGACCTCAAGTTCTGCCATGCCGACAGCGACAACGGCTACCAGTGGCCTGAGACGATGCGCAACCGGCGCACAGAGGACGCAAAGCCCTGCCTGACGATCAACAAGACCCGCCAGCACGCGCTGATGGTTATCAACGAGGCCAAGGAGAACAAGCCATCGGTGCGCGTTTCTGCCGTGGGCGGTGAAGCCTCATACGAGAGCGCCCAGGTGTTAGAAGGGGTCATCCGCCACATCGAGTACCAGTCCAACGCGGCCGACGCCTACGACACCGCGCTGGAGTTCCAGGTAGAGGGCGGCATTGGCTACTGGCGCGTCGTCACCGACTACGTGAACGACAACAGCTTCGACCAAGAACTGTTCATCCGCCGCATCCGCAACCCGCTGTCCGTGGTGCTGGACTGCGATTCGCGCGAGACGGACGGCAGCGATTCGAAGTGGGGCTTCGTCTTCGACGACATGCCGCGCGCTGACTTCAACCGCAAGCATGCAGAGTGGAAGGACCGGGTAGGCGACGCCTCGTTCGGTGACAGCAACGGTTGGCTTGGCGAGGACACCGTGCGCGTCGCCGAGTACTACTACGTCGACTACAAGAAAGACACGCTCATCGCCCTGCCGACCCCGGGCGCAGATGGTCAGCCGGTGATCAGCGAGGTCATGCTCTCGGTGCTGCGCGAGTCGATGCCTGATCTGGCCAAGATCGCCATGGAAGACAGCAGCATCCGCAAGCGCGAGGTGCAGCAGCCAGCCTGGAAGTGGTGCAAGATCGCCGGCGACCAGATCATCGAGCGCGGAGAGTGGGTCGGCACCACCATTCCGATCGTGCGCGTGGTCGGTGAGGAAATGATCATCGACGGCAAGCTTGACCGTAAGGGCCATGTGCGCAACCTGAAAGACCCGCAGCGCATGTACAACTACTGGTCATCCTCGGCGGTTGAGCACGTCGCGTTGCAGACCAAGACGCCATACGTGGCTGGCGCCCGGTCCATCGAGGGCTATGAGTCGTACTGGGAGACCGCCAACACCGAGAACCACGCGTACCTGCCATTCAACGATGTGGACGACCAGGGCAACCCGCTACCAGTCCCGCAGCGCATTGAGCCGCCCGTGATGAGCCAGGCCTACATCCAAGGCCAGATGTCCGCCGCCGAAGAATTCAAGATGGCCAGCGGGCAGAACGATCCGCTCATGGGCGCCCCGTCCAACGAGATCAGCGGCGTGGCCATCAGCCGGCGCGCGAAGCAGTCCGACCGCAGTACCATGCACTTCCGCGACAACCTGGCCAAGGCCGTGCGCTACACCGGCAAGATCCTGGTTGACGTGATCCCGAAGATCTACGACACCCCGCGCGTGATCCGCATCCTGGCCGAAGATGGCAGCGATGACACCGTGCAAATCGACCCCGGCCTGGATCAGGCCATGACCGAGCAGCCGAAGCCACAGGGCGAAGGGGTTGACCGCATCTTCAACCCGGCCGTTGGCCAATATGAGGTGGTCGCGGACACCGGCCCCAGCTATGTCAGCAAGCGTGACGAGGCCTTCGAAGCCCTCTCCATGCTCGCGGCAGCTGACCCCAGCTTCATGGCGACTGCCGGTGACCTCTACTTCAAAACCGCGCCATTCCCGATGGCTGACGAGCTGGCCGAGCGCTTCCGCAACGTCATCCCGGCGAATGTGCGTGGCGAAGGTCCGTCCCCTGAGGTTCAGCAGGCCACCCAGCAGATCGAGCAGCTGCAGGCACAGCTTGCCGCCGCGCTGCAGGCCGCCGCCGACAACGAGCAGAAGTACCACGACAAGGAGAAAGAGAACGAAATCAAGGCGTTCGAGGCCACCACCAAGCGTCTCGATGCGTTCATGGACCGTCTCGGCCCATTGGAAGCCGCCATGGTGGCGCTCAACTCGGTGCAGGCGGCGAACGACCAGCCATCGCCGCTTCCAGAGCAAGAAATGCCCCTTGATCTGCCTTCGTTGCAGCAGGAACTTGCGCCTCAGCAGGAAATTCAGCAATTTGTGCAGTAGAATTTGCGACATACCGACTCCGGGCGGTTCCCCGGTGCTGATAACTTGGAATCCAAGGCCATGAGTGAAGAGACATTGCAGGTGCATTCGACCGGGCAGGAAGCCGAACCGACGCAGCCGGACGTTACTGATCAGCTGGACCAGTCCACCAGCGAAACCGACAGCCAATCGAACGATGCGCAACAGCCGGACAATCAGGAAGGGAAGGATCCCACCGCCTGGGCGCGCAAACGTATTGATCAGCTGACGGCGCAGAAACACGAAACCGCTCGCGAGCTGGAATCGGCCAAGAACGAGGCCGCCCGGTACCGCATGCTGGTTGAGCAGTTGCAGCAAGGTGGCGATAACGCCGACAAGCCGAAGGTGCCAGGCCAAGAGCCGAACATTGATGAGCTGGTTGAGCGTCGAGCCAGTGAGAAAGCCCAGCAGCAAGCCATGGTCGAGCGCGGCCAATCGGTAGCCAAGACCGGTGCCGAGCAGTTCACCGACTTCCAGGACGCGGTACAGACCCTGGATGCCTTGGGGATCACCAGCGAGCAGGTGCAGAGCCTGCTCGGAATGGATGACGCGCACGCCGTGATCTACAACCTGGGCAAAAACCCTGAGGAAGCCGCCCGCATCCTCGCCATGTCGCCACTGCAGCAAGGCCGGGAGCTTGAGCGCCTGGCAGCGAAAGCCGCCAAGGGCCCTGCCCCAAAGGCTGTGTCAAATGCACCTGCACCAGTCCGCCCGCTTGACAGCGCATCGGCCGGGGAGAAAGACCCGAGCAAGATGAGCGCTGCCGAGTGGATGGCCTGGCGCGAAAAAACCTCAAAAGTCCGAATCTAAGGAATCAGCACCATGGCTAACCAACTCCTCACGCCCCAGATGATCACCCGCGAGGCGCTGCGCATCTTCAAGAACAGCAACCTGTTCCTGCGCAACATCGACTCGCAGTACGACGACAGCTTCGCCAAGTCCGGCGCCAAGATCGGCGACACCCTGCGCATCCGCCTGCCGAACGAATACACCGTCCGTACCGGCAAGGTGGCGGCCCCGCAAGACACCGTCGAACGCTCCATCCCGCTGACCGTTGCCACCCAGAAGGGTGTTGACGTCAAGTTCAGCTCTGCCGAGCGCGCCCTGTCCCTGGACGACTACAGCCAGCGCATCCTGCTGCCGGCGATGAACACCCTGGCGGGCTCCATCGCGGTCGACATCATGCAGACCGTGGAAAGCGCGTCGAACCTGACGTTCAAGGGTCGCAACGCTGACGGCACCGGCACCATCGCCTCGCCAGATGCCAGCACCTGGTTGGATGCCGGCGCCCTGCTGGACATGACCAGCACCCCGCGCGCCAACCCCAAAGGCATGCGCAAGGTGATCCTCGACCCACGCACCCAGGCCCGCACCGTCGACAGCCTGAAAGGCCTGTTCAACAACCAGCAGAAGGTTGGCCAGCAGTACAAGACCGGCGAAATGGGCATCGACACACTTGGCTTCGATTGGGGTATGGACCAGACCGTCATCAAGCACACCAACGGCACCTACTCGGCCGGTGCGGTGAACGGTGCAGGCCAGACTGGTTCGGCGCTGACCGTTACCGCCATCACCGGTACCTTCGTCAAGGGCGACGTTATCAGCATCGCCGGCGTGTTCGGCGTCAACCCAGTGACCAAGCAATCTACCGGCGAGCTGCGCCAGTTCGTGGTCACTGCCAACGTCGCGGCAGGCGCCACCACCATCCCGATCTACCCTGCGATCATCCCGGGCAACGTGGCCTACGGCACCGTCACCGCATCGCCTGCCAACGGCGCGTTGATCACCCTGGTGGGTGGCGCTGGCGTGACCTACCGGAAGAACTTCGCGTTCGACCCGATGGCCATGACCATGGCAACCGCTGACCTGGAGCTGCCGCGCGGCGTGCACGAGGCCTACCGCGAAACATACGATGGCGTGTCCATGCGCTTGGTGACCGCGTATGACGTCTACAACGACGATTTCATCACTCGTCTGGACGTGCTGTACGGCTATGCATCGATCCGCCCAGAGTGGATCGTCGGCGTGGCAGACGTGCTGTAAACCGGGCACCATCGCCGACAGGCTAGTGTCAACCAAAGGGGCCTACTGGGCCCCTTTCCCTATCAAGAGGATTCACCCATGAGCAACTACCCACGCTGGAAGTACCACGCAAGCAAACCTGCTGTGATCGTCGAAGACGCCGAGGCCGAAAAGAACCTGGGCAGCGGCTGGCACAACGCGCCGGTCAAGGGCAATACCGATGTCGATCCATCGCAGGGCATCCAGGGCGAAGGCCAAGAGGTCAGCACCCTCACCGGTGATGACGTGTTCGACCAGTTCCTGGCTGACAACGGGCTGGACAAGGTATCCAACACCGTCAAGGCGCAGATCCGCATCGGCTACGACCATGTGCCCACCAGCACCGGCACCATCCCAGCAATCGAGTACGGCCATCCGGTCGGCCCGCAGGATTCGGTGACCATGGTGGACAGCGAGACGGCCCGCAAGGCGCTGCTGAAACAGGCCAAGGAAATGGGCGTTGAGGTGCACCACGCCTCCAGCTCGAAAACCATCCAGGCCGCCATCGATGCGTTCGTGGCTACCAAGTCGGCTACCCCTGCAGCGGCCACCGCCCTGCCGAAAGACACCGATGTCACCGACAGCAAGGACACCACCAAGGAGTAACACCCCATGACGACGCCGGTCGAGCTGATCAATCTGGCACTGAAACAGGTGGGGGTGCTGGGGGTCGGCCAGACCGCCGCCGCCGAAGACATCGAAGACGCGTTCAGCATGCTCAACATGATGCTGTCGCAGTGGTCGGTAAAACGGAACGTGGTGCACCAGATCCTTGATGCGCCACTGGTTGCAACAGGCGCCGCCACCTATACGGTTGGGGTTGGTGGTGATTTCGATATCGCCCGACCAGCCCGGGTGGTTGGCGCCTACATCCGACAGATGAACCCGATGCCCGTCGATACGCCGCTCAAGCTTCTGCAATCGCAGACCGACTGGGGTAGGATCAGCACCAAGACCATCGGATCAATGCCATCCCTCGTCTACTACGACCCTCAGTACCCACTGGGGGTTTTGCACGTCTGGCCCATCCCCGACAGCATCTACGAGATCCACCTGCAGGCACTGGTGCCCCTGCAGCGCTTTGAGACGCCCTTTGACGACATCGAGCTGCCGCCAGAGTACCAAGAGGCGCTGATGTACAACCTGGCCGGGCGCCTGTACCCCATGTACGGCATGCCACCCGATCAGGTGGTCATCCAGTTGGCCCAGGCCTCTCTGGCGACGGTGCGAATGGCCAACGCGCAGATTGGCAAGCTGTACATGCCAGCCGACTTGGTGCGCGGCGCCAACTACAACGTCTACACGGATCGCTGACATGAAAATCCCATTGCTCACTGGGGCCTACCAGGCGCGCAGCGTGATTGCCTCGGCGCAGCGCTGCGTAAACCTGTTCCCTGAGAAGAACAACGAAGGCGAGACGTTCCCCACTACGCACTACCCGACCCCAGGCTTGCGCCGCTTGCTGCAGGCTGAGGTTGAGCCCTGGCGATGCCTGTTCGTCTCATCCGACAACCGTCTGTTTGGCGTGTGCGGGGTCAAGGTTTACCAGATCCGCGAGGACTGGACGTTGAACCACCTTGGCGACATTGAGACGCGCCTGACGCCGTGCAGCATGGAGGACAACGGCGTTCAGATCCTGCTGGTGGATGGCTCGGTGAACGGCTACACCATCACCCTTGGCGACCTCAAGTTTGCCCGGGTGAGCAACGATGCTTTCTACGGATCTACGCGCATCGCCGAGGTGGACGGTTACCTGGTGCTGAACCGGCCAGGTACCAACCAGTGGTACATCACCCTGTTTAGCGACGTGGACTTCGATTCTCTGGACTTTGCGTCGAAGATTGGCCACGCCGACAAGATCGTGTGCATTGGCGTGACGCGGCGAAACATCTTCATCTTCGGTGACGAGACAACCGAGGTATGGACCAACACGGGCGGCGCCGACTTCACCTTCTCGCGCATCCCGGGCGCGTTCATCCAGTTTGGGTGCGCCGCGCCATACAGCCTGACCGAGGCGGACGGCAGCCTGTACTGGGTCAGCAAGGCGCCACAGGGCGATTGCATGGTGCTGCGCACATCCAACTACGACAGGGAGCGAATCAGCACCTTCGCCATCGAGAACGAGCTGCAGGGCTATGAACGCGTGGATGACGCCATCGGCTATGTGCAGCAGATGGCCGGCCACTACTGGTACGTGCTGACCTTTCCGACTGCCAACAAGACCTGGGTTTACGACCTGTCCACCAACCAATGGCATGAGCGCGCCTACCTTGCCGAGACTGGTGTGTTCGAGCGGCACCGGGCCAACTGCTTTGCCTTCTGGAATGGCCGGCACGTCGTCGGCGATTACAAGAACGGTCGCCTCTATGAGATGGACCTGGACACCTACAACGACGACGGCAACGAGATTCGGCGAATCCGCTCTTTCCCGCACATGGTCGAGGACGGCAACCGGATTGCTTACCGGATGTTCCAGGCGGACATGGAGGCAGGCCATCCATCCAGCATGGAGCCTGAAACGCCGCCAGAGATCCGCTTGCGATTCAGCGACACCAAGGGCAACAGCTGGTCGCAGCACATCAGCACAACGCTAGGGTTTCGCGGCCAATACGGATCGATTGCGCGCTGGCACCGGCTCGGCCAGGCCCGCGACCGGGTATTTGAGATCTCCTGGTCTGCAGACTGCCGAACTGCCCTCAACGGCGCATTCATTGACGCCCAGTCGGGGAAACGATAATGGCTGACGTGGCAATTGACCTGCCGATCTACAACACGCCGATCATCGACGCGCGCGGCAACATCAGTGAGGTTTGGTGGCGGTTCTTCCAGACCCTGCTGACCCGCACTGGCGGCTCTTCTGGCGTCGATATCTCCAACATCCTGGAGCTGATCCGGCAGATCTTCCTTGACCTGAACGAGCTCTCGATAGGCGCCGGCACGGCAGAGAACAAGGCCATCCAGGCCAACGACGCAATCAGCCAGCTGTCACTGCTGCTCGACACGCTGGCGCAAGCGCCGCCACAAGACCAATCGCGCATCGATTCCATGGAGTCGGCAGTGCGCGCCATTGACGAGCTATCGGGTACAGCTGTCGCCAAGGCCAACCAGGCGCTGGCATCCATCGCGGAAGTCCTTCGGCTATTCCTGACCGATGCAGGCTCAGCGCTGGCCAAGGCCAACCAGGTCGGCGACTCGCTGCAGGGCATCGCCAGGATCCTCGAGCTTGATGGCGGGAATGCCATGACGGCAGCTGGGCGGGTTGCGGATGCGCTGCAGGTGCTGTCTCGAAACATCGAGCTTGCCACCAGCAATCCACAGGTGCAGACGCAAAGGTCGCTATCCCTTGACTACATCGACTGGGACCAGCAGCCGGCATACTTCCAGCAAACGGCGCGCATGGCCTGGAATACGGCCGATGACACCCTGAACCTGCACCACAGTGACGGCGTTACCCAGCAGATGGGACAGGAGCTGTACGGGCGCATCACCAACAACACCGGCGCCATCATCCCCAATGGCGTATGCCTGGGCATCAACCCGGCCACCAACAGCTACGTTCTTTTCATCGCTAATGGCTCGCTCTCACCCATCACCATTGTCGGCGTAACCACCCAGGCCATCGCCATTGGCGCTCAGGGACGAATCACCGTATGGGGCCGCGTGCGCGACATCGACACGACAGGGGCGCCCTATGGTGAGACATGGACTGCCGGCCAGGTGCTGTACGTGTCTCCGACGATTGCCGGTGGCTTCACCAACGTCAAGCCTACGGCGCCAAGGCTGAGCCTGCCGATTGCCCAAGTTATGACGGTGAGCGCCACCACCGGGCAAATCGCTGTACGCCCAACGGTCGAGCAGCAGCTGTTCTACGGGCAGTTCGTCAAGACGACCGACCAGGTGCCGTCAGCCATCAACACCGCCCAGGCCCTGACCTGGGATTCTGCATTGATCGCCAATGGCGTGAGCATCGGGGCGCCGACCTCGCGCATCGTGGTGGCCAATGCCGGGCTCTACAAGTTCAGCGTGTCCCTTCAGCTGACCTCCAGCAGCGCCAGCGTGAAGAACGTTTACCTATGGTTCAGGAAAAACGGCGTGGACGTACCCAACAGTACGCTGATTTCTTCGCTGGACAGCGCCACCGCCATTCGCGCGCCATCGCGTAGCCTGTTCTTCTCCATGGCGGCGGGCGATTACATCGAAATTATGTTCGCCTGCGACAGCACCGCCATGACCGTGGACAATATCGCCGCGACCGCCTTCTCGCCGGCCGCACCAGCAGCCACCCTATCCGTAAACCAGGAGCAACAATAATGACCGTCACCACCCGCACGCTTGTGCCAGCCAAGCAAGCCGAGAGCGCCCAAACTACTCAGTACACGGCGAACAACTGCAAGGCGATCATCGACAAAGCGACGATCACCAACACCACCAACAACAACGTCACGTTCAGCGCCAACGTGGTCACTGCAGCGGCAACGGCCGGCGCATCCAACCTGGTGGTCAACCTTCGCCAGATCGCGCCCAAAGAGTGCTACCCACTGCCCGAGCTGATCGGCCAGGTACTGGAGCCCGGCGACTTCCTGTCTACGATTGCTGGCGCTGCCGCATCGCTGACCTTGCGGGTATCTGGCCGAGAGATCACCAACTGATTCATGGCGTAGAATAAGGGCAGCACACAATATCCGAGGCTTCAAAATGCTGATAATCGACGATTTCTTGCGCAATTTCGAAGAACTGCGCAATCACTGCGACAAGGCCAAGTTTGGCAGCGTGGTCAATCCCGTTGACGGCGTCTCGTATCCCTACATCTGTAGCGATATCCCTGAGCACATTGCGCAAGAGATCTTCGAGCTTCTTGGCGAGATCAAGGGCGCCCCCATCGTCAAGCCCACCATGTTCCTGCGCCTGTCTCCTGCCGGCGTCTATTGCCCGCATGAGGTCCATTCCGATGCAAGCATGGGTGCTTTCAGCCTCATGCTGTACCTGAACCGAGAGGAAGACTGTCAGGGCGGCACCAGCCTGGTCTCGCACCGCGATACCGGCATCGCCTACCACCCAGGCATCGAGCCATTCGAGAAGATCGTGCGGGACGCGCAGAACATCCGGTCAGCTTGGGACATCCGCAGCATGATAGACATGAAGCCCAACCGGGCTTTTGTCTTTGATGCGTCCGCCCTGCACAGGGCCGAGCCACCAGGTGGATTTGGCGTGGGTAACGAGCATGCCCGCCTGGTTCTGACCTGCTTTTTCAGCTGAGGCAATCGCGATGACCAGAGACGGCACAGCAGCAGACATCCCGGCCATCGTCGACATGGCTCGGGAGTTCTGGAAGCACACCATGTACACCGAGGAATTCGACGGCGAGCATGTGGCATTCATGACTGGCCTGGCGCTCGATCATGGCCTGCTGGCCGTGCTTGAGATTGACGGCAGGCTTGAGGGCTTCACCGCTGGGATCAGCGGGCCACTGCTGGGCAACGCATCCACGAAGACCGCCACGGAGATCGCCTGGTGGGTCAATCCTGATGCACGCAAGGGTAGGCACAGCCTTGATCTTCTCCGTCACATAGAGCGCCAGGCAAAGGCCGTGGGCGTCAAATACTGGACCATGGTAAGCATGCAGTCGTCGGCGCCGGATGTGGCCGAGCGTATCTACCTGCGCCACGGCTATAAACATTCCGAAACTTCATTCACGAGGATTCTTTAAATGGCAGCCACTACCGCTGTAGTCGCTGGGGCGGCTGCGTCCGCCTACGCGGCGAACAAGGCGTCAAAGGCTCAATCCAGCGCTGCAAAAGACGCTGCAGCGCAGCAGGGCGATGCCGCCGCAGCAATGCGCGAGGATCTTGCGCCATACCGCGACCTGGGGGAGCAGGCGATAAACCCCTTGTGGGCGGCGATGGGCTACAAACTCGCGCCAGATGCCAAGGCCGTGTCGGCCGCCCAAGCCAAGCTTGACACCCTGATCAAGCAGGTTGCAGAAAACCCACAGTGGAACCAGGCAAAGGCGCAGGAGAAGATCGCGGCATACCGCAGCGAGCTCGAGGCTGCCCAGAACAACCTGATCCCATCGGTAGACCCCAACTCTGCGCTGCAGAAGAAATTCGCCTTCGATGCCAAAGACCTGGCCAACACGCCGGGTTACCAGTTCGCGCTTGGCCAAGGCCTCAAGTCCACCGGCAACATGCTTGCATCGCAGGGGCTTGGCCTTTCTGGTGCGCAGGCGAAGGGTCTGTCCCGCTACGCTACTGGCCTGGCCGACCAGACCTACGGCGAGCAGTACAACCGCGCCCTGTCGAGCTACAACACGAACTATCAGGTGGCCGCCAACAACGTCAACAACCTGCAGAACCTGCTTAACGTCGGGCAAAACTCGGCCGCGCAGACCGGGCAGGCGCAGATCACGGCGGCGAACAATGCGGGCAACTACCTGACCCAGGCCGGCAATGCCCAGGCCGCAGGCGTGACCGGGGTGGCGAATGCGCTAAACAACGGCGCCAACAACTACCTTCTTTACAACGCCCTCTACAAGTGAGGCCTGAGCAATGGCTATCGATCCAAGCATTCCGCTGAGCGTCAACAACAACGGGAATTTCATCAACACCCTGGGCAGCGTCTTGCAGTTGCGCCAGCTGCAGGATCAGCGGCAGGCAAACAAGGCTGTCTCAGAGGCCTACAAGGCCAACACCGGTGAAGACGGCAGGATCAACTATGGGGCCCTGACGGCGGCGCTTGCGCAGGGCCCGGCTGCCTACAACATTCCGCAGATTCAGCAGCAGATCAACGAGGCACAGACCAACCAGCTGAACCTGGATGCGAAGCAGCTTGAGCTGGCCGCCAAGCGAACCAGCTATGTGTCCAATGGCCTGGGCGGCCTGCTTGCCTCTGGGAACATCAGCCAGCCTGAGATCATGAAGCTGGCAGCAAGCGGTATCAGGCAAGGCCTGTTCAGCGACAAGGACGTTATGAACGTGCTGGGCGACATGCCGGCAGACCCTGCGCAGCTGCAGGCCTGGGCAAAGCAAAAGTACATCGGCTTCACGGAAGACACCGACCGCCTCAAGGCGCTACTGCCGACCACCCAGACCATCAACACCGGTGCCCAGCAGGTGCTGGCGTCTATTGACCCGCTCACCGGCCAGCCAACTGGGCAGAGCACGGTGTTCAACAACCAGCTTTCGCCGGAAGCCGCGAGCCAGCCAACCCAGGTCTTCGATCCTGCGACCGGCACCATGCGCAACATCACCCGAGAGCAATTCGCCGGCATGGCTGCTGGTGGTGGCCAGGGTGCGCAACAGCCCTACATCCCCGATACCTCTGGCGGAAGCCTGGGCTCTGGCCGCCTGACGCCGATAACCGGGGGGGCACCTGGCCTGCAGGCTGGCCCGGCGCTTGGCTCTGCCGAGGCTGCCCAGGTCGTCGGAAAAGGCGCTGCCGAGGCCAGCCTTGCCCTGCAGCGACAGGCCGATGCCGCGCCGCAGTCGATCTACCAGTTCCAGAACATGCGCGAGAAGCTGGCCGACATCAACACCGGCCCCGGCACCGATTGGCGCAACACGGCTCAGGCCTTCATCACCGGGTTGAGCCCTGACGTGGCCGCCAAGATCGGCATCGACCCGCAGAAGATCGCCAGCGCCGAAGAGTTCAAGAAGTACGCGACCCAGGCTACCCAGGCCACCCTGGCCAGCCTTGGCGAAGGTACCGACTCCAAGCTAGCCAGCGCCGCCGCCGCCAACCCTGGGACGCAGCTTTCGAAGCTGGGCAACCAGCAGCTGATCGACGTTCTGATTGCTGGCCAGCGGGCTATCAGCGCGAAGAACAGCGCGTGGCAGGCCAGCGGGCTTCCGCCTGAGCAGTTCAACAAGTTCTCCACCCAGTGGAACAAGGAGATCGATCCTCGAGTGTTCGCCGCCCAGGACATGAGCAACGATCAGGTGTGGAAGATGGTTGACAGCCTGACCAAGCGCGAGCAGGACGAGTTCATGCGCTCGTGGGATAGGGCGCAGCGCCTGGGGTATGTCCAATGAGCCAATGGGACCAGCTGATTCAGGCCGCAGGCCAGCGCTACAACGTCGATCCGCAGCTGATCGCTGCCCTTGTTCACGTCGAGTCGAGCGGCAACCCCAAGGCCTACAACGCCATCACCGGCGCAACCGGCCTTGGCCAGCAGATCCCGGCTACAGCCAAGTCGCTCGGCATCGACCCGAAAGACCCTGCGCAGTCCATCGAAGGGGTCGCCAAGCTGCTGAACGAAAATCTCAACCGCTACGGAAACCCCGAGCAGGCGGTGCTGGCCTACCACGGAGGCACCGACCAATCCAACTGGGGGCCGAAGACGCAGGATTACCTGCGTAAGGTCACCGCCCGATATGGAGCGCCAGCAGTGGCTAGCACATCTCAAGACAGCGCCTTCGAGGCGAGATTCGGCCCACGACCGACGGCCAATAGAGCAGCGCAACAGCCTGCAGACAATGCGCAGGCCGCGTTCTCTGCGCGCTTTGGCGCACGCCCAGAGAAGGCCGCGATGGCAGCGGAAGCTGCAGCACCTGCAGCGCCTGCAGCTCAGGCGCCGGAAAGCTCATCCAGCCTGCTGGACCTGGTCGGCCGTGGCCTTGAGTACCTGGGCGAAACCGGCCTGAGCAACGCCAATGCAATCGGCCGAGGGATCAGCGACGCCCTGGACGCACCAGCCGAGTGGCTGGCGTATGGCGCCGAGAAGTCCGGGCTCACTGGCGCCCTGAACTCTGCCGGCCTACCTTTCCCCACCTACGAAGGCCAGGTCGAGCTTAACCGCGCCAGCCGGGCCGCGTATGACCAGGCCAACCCCGAGCCTGGCATTCAAGGCACGCTTGGGCGCGTTGCGGGCAACATCGGCGGGGTGCTGGTGCCGATCGCCGGCGCAGAGGCAGCTATCACCCAGGGCGCACAGGCGGCATCGCGTGCCCTCGGCAACCCCCAGGCCTTGGCCCGTGCCGGCGAGTTCCTGCGCGGCAACGGCGGCCTGCTGTCGCGCATGACCTACGGCGCCGGGCAAGGCGCTGCAGGTGGCGCACTGCTGAGCGGCGGTGGCCAGGAGTCGAGCACCGGCGAGCAGGCGGCGCTAGGGGCCGCGCTGGGCGCTGCAGCACCAGTAGCAGGCGCAGGCATTCGCTACATCGGCAACGCCGGCCGGGCGCTGGCGGCACCGTTCACCGAGGCGGGCCGCGCCGGCATCGCTCAGCGGGCAGTGCAGGCCGAAGCAGCAAAAGACCCACTGAACCAAGCCCAGAACGTCTTGGGTGCATCAAGCCGAGGGGCGCCAGGCCAGTCTGTCGCGGCTGCTCCAGCGGCACAGGCAGCCGAGCGCGCGGCGGCCGACGATGCGGTAAATCGCGCAGCAGCCTCTGGGCGCATCGATGCGAACTTTGACGAGATCGTGCCAGGCAGCCAGCCGACCCTGGCACAGGCCACGGGAAACGCCGGCCTGGCAGCGCTTGAGCGGGCCGCCATGAGTCGCCAGCCGAATGCCTTCGCAGAACGCCAGCTGTCCAACTACGCCGCTCGCAACGCCTACCTGTCCGAGATCAAGGGGACGCCAGAGACGCTTGCAGCGGCCGTAGCGAAGCGCGACGAAGAGGCGTTGCCATTCCTGCGTGACGCCCTTGCAGGTGCCCGCCCGGCCAACGCCAACCCGGTTATGGACGAGATCACCACCATACTTGAGGGGCGCGCCGGCCAGCGTGACGAAGTGGTCAAGGCGCTCGGCCGCGTTCGTGACAAGCTCGACCTGGGAGAAGGCAAAGGCCTGCAGTCTGACGTTGAGCAGCTGTATGGCATCCGCCAGAGCATCAACGACCAGCTGGCCACCGTAGCGGGGCGGGACAACTCGGCATCGCAGCTGGCATCCCGCGAGTTGATCCAGGTGCGCGACAAACTCGATGATCAGATTCAGCAGGCTGCCCCGGGATTCAAGGAGTTTCTGAGCACGTATGCCAGCCTGTCTCGCCCTGTGGATGCGCAGCGCTACCTGCAGGGCCTTGACCTGACCGACCAGACTAGCCAGCGCATCACGCTTAACAAGGTGAAGAGCGCGCTTACGCGCATCGAGAAGCAGCGCGCGGCGAGTGGAGCAAACGAGGCCAAGTCGATCAGCGATGAGCAGCTTTCCATGCTGAGAAACCTGCAGTCGGACCTGCAGCGAGAGGCTCACAGCTCGCGCGGTATGGCTATCGGGTCAAACACTTTCCAGAACTTCGCCACCAACCAGCTGATTGACTCGATGCTTCCAGGGAAGCTTGGCGCAGTGGCACCGGTCACCCCTGGCGCAATTGGCGGCGCGCTGGGCTATGCGTTGGGCGGCCCGGTTGGCGCGGGCATTGGCGCCGTGGGCGGGCAGCAGGTTGGCGGCATAGCCAGCCGCGCCATGAATGCGCAAGCCCCGGAAATCGAGGCTCGCCTGATTGACTACCTGCTGAACCCGAGCGGCGGCGAGTTGCTGCGACGCTCAGCTGATCCGGGTGCCGCGAACCTCCTTCTCCGTAGGGCAGCGCCTATCGCGCCAACCGGGCTGTCGACCAGCGGACAAAACAACCGATAACCACCACAGCCAGAACCCCGGCTTCGTGTAGTCGGTGACGAACGAGAAAAACGAAATGGCCACAACACTCAAGAAATCCAAAGGAAACCTCTCATGACTCAGCTATTGCCCAACGGAAGGCAGCATTTTGATGACTTGCTTGGTCGCCCGCTGGTTGGTGGCCGGGTTTACTTCTACTCGGTGGGCACCAACACGCCCAAGAACACCTACCAGGACCCTGGCGAGACTATCCTTCACACCAACCCGGTGATCCTTGATGCGCGAGGCGAGGCCACCATCTACGGGTCTGGTAATTATCGCCAGGTGGTGCGTAACGCGCTTGGTGCTCTGATCTGGGACCAGGTTGTACTTGACCCGGCGATGGACGCAAACAACTTCATCGAGGGCCTTGGAGACCCTAACGACATCACCAAGGGCGATGCCCTCATCGCGGTGAAACAGCCGTTCGCCGGCGCCGCAGCGAGAACCCAGCACGACAAGAACGCTGACGAGCTGAGCTCTGCGGACTTCGGATTGCTGGGCGACGGATCCGACGAATGGGAAAAGATCCAAGCGTTCTGCACCGCTGGCGCCGGTCGCCGTATCAGGTTTGTGATGACGCAGGGCGGCGGCGTTTACGGAAAAAGCCAGCCGACGCGCCTTTTCGCCAATACCGAAGTGATCTCGGATCCTGGCGTTGTCATCCGTCGGTTGGGCACGGGGCAATCCTGGATGTTCGTGAACGGCGTTATCGGCGACGTGAACTACGCCACCGCCTACAACGGCGATAGCAACATCCGCGTATACGGAAATACCTTCGACCTGAATGGCTTCCCAGGCCAGACGGCAGCGGCTTTCGTTCTCGGTCACTCGCGCGGCATCAAGATCATCGGCAACACCTTCAAGAACGGGTACAACAGCCACAACATCGAGATCAACGCCAGCGCCGACGCAGTGATCGCGGAAAACCTCTTCCAGGACCAGGCCTACAGCGACACTGCCAGCTCCTTCGAAGTGATCAATATCGACTACGCCAGTCCGGCAGGATTCCCGGGGTGGGGCGTGTACGACAACACTCCGGACAACGGGATTGTGGTTCGCGACAACGTGTTCAGGAACGTGCAGGGCGGCGTCTCGTCTCACTCGGTTCCGGCCGGCACAGAAATGCACAACAACATCCAGGTCAAGGGGAACACCTTCCAGAACATTGGCGGAAGGGCTGTGCGTGCCCAGGGCTGGAACAACTCCAAGATCACTGGGAACCTGTTCATCAACATCGGCCAGGAGGCGATCACCGTCCTGACCGGCAATCGCAACATCATCACCGGAAACATCATCCTTGGCGCCAGCACGCTCACCAACGGCCAGTACTCGGCGATCCGCCTGGCGGGCGATGACAACATGGCCGGCGACAACATCATCGACAACACCGGGTACGCCAACCTGTACCCATACCCCTACGGCGTCGCATCTGGCAGCCGCAACATCGTCAACACCAAGGGCGCCAAGGCAGGCTCAAGCTTTGCGGCTGGCGGCATGATCGCCGACAGCGGAACACTGACCAACCGCAACGGCCGGACCCTGATCTTCTCGGGTGATGCCATTCCGCCGGTGACAATCACGCTGCTGGACAACATCAACAACTACGATCACCTGGAAGTGATCACCGGCCAGGTCTCAGCCTACACCGCTCAGTCGCACATCTTGCGCCCGTTCGCCCAGGGCCGCTGGACCACCAGCGACAAGATCGTAATCCAGACGGTGGGTGGCATTACCACCGGTGACATTCTGAGCATGACCTCTTTCAGCATGCTCGCAGACGCACAGCACATTCGGCAGATCTACGGCGTGATCTGCTGATCAAGGAAAACATCGGGGGCACTATGACCATCAGCAATGACATCAAGGCAGGCCTGGCACTGCTTCCAGAAAAAATGAACAGCCGCCCGGCCCGGGTGATGCTGCATGCCATCAACCTGCAGGAGAATCCAAAGCGCCTGGCCCAGCAGGTCAATGGCCCAGCCCGGGGTGACTACCAGTTTGAGAAGGGCGGAGGGGTTAAGGGGGTTATGACTCATGCCTCTGTCAGAAAGCACGCTGAGGCCGTCTGCTCTGCGCGTGGCGCTGCGTTCGACGCTGAGTCGATCTACCAGGCCATTGGCCGCGATTCGATCCTTGCAGCCGCTCTTGCGCGCCTCCTGCTATGGACTGATCCAAAGCCACTGCCTGACACCAGCGATGAGCAAGGCGCCTGGGAGTTGTACCTACGCGTCTGGCGGCCTGGCGCCTACGAGCGGCAGCCTGCCGAGCTGCGCGCCAAATTCCGCAAGAACTACGCGGCCGCGCTGCTGGCGGTGAAGGCCTGATGCAGGCCATGGCGCTGGTCCGCCTGGTTCCGCTTTGGGCATGGCTAGCCCTGGTGGCTGCCGGCGTGATCCTCTGGCAGCGCGAGCAGATCAACGACGAGCGCCAGGCCACACAGAATGCCCGAGCCGAGGCCAGCCAGGCCGCCGCCCGGGCCGACTCCCTCAGCAAAACCCTGCAGCTTCAGCGTGCGCTGCAGGCTGACCAAGACAAGGTGGTTACCGATGCCCGCGCACAAGCTGAAATGGACCGCACCAATGCTGCTGGTACTGGCGCTCTCGTTGACGGGCTGCGCGACCAGGTCCGCGCCCTGCAGCGATCCGCCGAGCGTTCCGCCGCTTCCGGCCGAGGCCCTGCAGCCGAGCCGGGCCAAGGAGTGCTTGCCGGACTGCTCGACGAATCTCTTGAACGCAACAAGGCGCTGGCAGCAGAAGCTGAGCGCTACCGCACCGCTGGACTGACGTGCCAAGCTCTATACCAAGGCCTTGCAGATAGGCTGCAGGGCCACCCAAAGGAGATTTAGGAAATGATTCCAGACATACGCCCGGACACAGGCCAATGGCTCAACCTGTACACCCTGAGCGGCTTTACCGTGGGCACCCGGCTGCTGGTGCAGAACAAGACCGACATGGAGCTGCTGGTGTGGGAAGGCGCCGCCAAGCCAGTCAGCGATGGAACCGACGACCTGCAGGGCTACATCATCCTCAAGCGTGGCGACACGGCCAAGACCAACCCAAGCCCGGCTGGCGTCTGGGTGCGCTATCCGCAGTTCGGCTCTGCCGCAAAAGGCAGGCTCTGCGTGCAGGAGTACCTGCCATGATGCCGGCCAATACCCCGGACCTGACCCAGGCGCAGGTCCAGCAGATGATCACCGATGCGATGGCCTCTGGCGCACCGATGGTCCTCGTGAATCAGGCGGTGGTCGAAGGGCAGACCGTCACGCTGCCCAACACCAATAACGACATCACCCTAAATCTCGAAACCGGTGGTGCCTCGCTGAACGCCGTCACCGTCAACCTGCCAGGCAACACTGACGGCCGGGTCGGCCAGAGGGTTTTCGTCAACGCCGACGGCAACATCGCCCTGGCGCACTTCCAGGCGGCGGCCGGCGTCACGGTCAACGGATCGGATTATATGTTCAACCCAGGCGACAACTGCGTGTTCTACCGGAACAAGCCCGCCATCATGTCGAGGATCACCGCATGAAGCGCCTCCTTACCGCGCTGGCGTTGTTGCCGGCCCTGGCCTTTGCCGGGCCAAGCGACATCGTCACCAACCAGCGCAACGCCACGGACACCAGCAGCATCCCGCGCACGGTGGCCAAACCGCCCGGCACGCAGAACGGGATCATGGGCTATCGAGGTGACCCCGTAGATCCGCGCCCAGCGCACTGGACTATCGGAGCGGGTCTGGCCATAGCCTCTGATGCGCTCGTGGCGCTGCCGCAGTCATGGTCGACCATCACCGACAAGCCGGCCACGTTCGCTCCCTCGGCCCACACCCACGCAGCGGCGGATATCGTCAGTGGCACGCTGGCCCTGGCCCGGCTGCCCGCGCTGCCGATCAGCCAGACCACCGGCCTGCAGACTGCGCTAGATGGCAAGTTCCCCACCCCCACAGGGACGACGGCGCAATACCTGCGCGGTGACGGCAGCCTGGCGCCATTCCCAGCCCTGAACGCCGGCACGGTTACCAGCATCACGGCCGGTACCGGGTTATCCGGGGGCACCATCACCACGTCCGGCACGATCAGCCTGCCGAACACCGGCACGGCTGGCTCCTACGCTAACGTCACCACCGACGCGCAGGGCCGGGTAACCGCTGGTACCAATCGCAGCCAGGCCGCAGCCACCAGGGCACTGAACGCCGCGTTCCAGGTAAGCGCCACCCGTGACGCCGAAGTGCGCTACACCGTGCAGATCACGGTGACTGCCAGCATCGCCGGGGGCCAGAACGGTGAAGTGGTACTTGAGATCGCCAGCGACAGCGGCTTCACCACGAACGTGCAAACGCTGGGCATCGCCGGGTTAGGCCAGACGTACACCTTGGCCATCGCGCTGCAGGGCGTGCAACCGCAGACGCAGCAGGTCGTGGGGTATGTCCCGGCCGGCTATTACGCACGGCTCAGGACGGTGAACGTTACGGGTACTCCTGCCTTCGCATATCGCGCCGGCCAGGAGGTGTTGCAGTAGGGGATTTTCGAGAAGCTGAAACAGGGCCCGCATTGCGCGGGCCTTTCTCGTTTAAGCACTGGCGCCGATCGCCAGCAGCAGGAGGCAGAGGGCGAGGCGGGTCATGGCTGCACCTTGTGGCGAACCCACACGCAGATTGGGCCATCCTCGGTGTCATGGATGGAGAAGATGAACCAGCCATCACCCGCCGGTTGCGTAGGGTTCCAGCTGGTGCAATCTGCCGTTCCGTCGTGGTACCAGGCTGCCTGCAGGGTTTCGGGGGCGTCGTACTCGAACTCAACCTGCTTTACGTCCAGGCCGCGATCATAGAACCAGGCATAGGGAATCAACTCCTCGTCCGTGGATGGCCACGCAGGGTGAGTCCAGAAGCCGTGCTCATCACGCTCAATGGCTACCGGCTGAATCAGTTGCTTTTCTTCAGGCATGACTTCGTCCTTGGCCGCGATATGGCGGCAGTAAATAGATTGGAGAGGTGTTATTTCTTCACCCTATAAACCGGCTCAATCCGCTGCTCGCCATTGGCCACGGCCGCTTGCTTGCTGTAGTAGAGTCCGGCCGAGCCTTCGTAGCCGGCAACCTCAAGGTCTGATGGCTTGCTCTCCAGGGCGGCGCGGGCTTGCCAGCCTAGCCAAGCGCCATCATCAAATGCGTTACCGTACGCCTCCGGGTCGTAGTCCGCGCGGGTCAACGGCCGACCTTTCTTTCTGAGTTCCGACTCAAACTCCGCCCGCTCATCGCGCTCAACCGGCGCGCTCGGCCCTTCGCATTCAGGGCATGCCGCCATGATTGGCTCGGGCTCTGTCTGCATCCCGTAATGGACATCACCCTTGCGGACGAATACTTCGCCCTGATCGTGACAGGTGCTGCACTTCGGTGAGCTCGGCTCTGCGCTGGCGGATAGGACGGCTTCCTCCAGGCGGTCACCAAGAGGGAGGCCGAGGGGCTTCAGCGCTTCGCGATGCCGGTCTATTGCCGTGAGCAGTTCGTTCAGCTGGGCGCGCAGGGTATCGCGCTCTTTTTCGTGCTTCAACTCTACGCCCACATGAAGATTCAACTCTTCCTCAAGCCTTGTACGCAGCCGCTCAACCTCGCCAGGGTCGGCGTGGGCGTAGAGGGGTTTCCACAACTCGGGACAAGGGGAATTGGGGCGCTCAGAACCCCAGCAATAGTCAGCGTACTTCCCGCTCCAGTGGGGCTGACACCACGCCACCGGCTCTTGCTGAACTGCTGGCGCAGGATGCGTGAACAGCGGCCCCAGCTTGGCGATTTCGTCGAGGCAGGCGTTCCAGCCGCGAAGCCATCCACGCTCAAAACTGCCGGTATCGGTGTTCTCGCCCTCCGGAGGAAGTTTCAACTCACGTCGCTCAGGCAGCGCCACTGGCTCGCCATGGTGCTTCTCGGCAGGCTTGCTCAGTCGCGCTATCTCCTCATCCCGCGCATTCAGCAGCTGCTGGAGGGCGTCGCGCTCGGCCTCAAGCCTTGCAACCGTCTCGTACGCCATGCGTTCACGCTGATTCAGCTTACGTTGCATATTCATCAAATCTTCCTCCCCGGAAGGTAAGTGCGAGGCACGAAAAAGAAGTCTTTGCCGATGGCGGCGACGGCCCAGTCAGGGTGGTTCAGCCGCTGCATCAGGTCGCGGAAGGTGTAGACGCGTTGCTTGATCATGGCGGTGCCCTACTTGAAATTGAGGACCAGCTGCGCCCGCTGGTGAGCCTCGGTCACTGTGTCGATGTGCTGCTTTCGGACACGCTTCCATTTGGCAAGTGCTCGGGCGCTGGCGCTTGCTATGTCCTTGTCTTTCTCCATGTGTGCAATAGCTTCTGATAGCGAAGCCATAACGCCTTTCTGCTGCTCAAGCAATGCAGCCTCCATGGCATCAAAGGCGTCTATGAATGCCTCTTTCCATTTGGCTGCTTTTTTCCCGGTAAATCCCATCATGACCATGCAAAACCCATTGCGAGTCATGCTTATGCAAGGAAGCTTCTTGCCCTGCTCCGACGTGTAGAAGGAGTGCGCAAAATTGCGCGCTCTAAATTCGTCTGAGAATTCAGTGTTTTCGATGGCGCGAAGTACGTCGCGGTGGATCTTCCCGAATGAGTCGGCAACGGTTTTGGAGTCGACTCGAATGGTTCCGCCATCGATGGATACGAGATCTGTCATTGCATTTGCCTCTGTAGGTGATGTGTTCAATTTACACATCACCTATAGGAGATGCAACAACCACACGTCATCCCTTTGCCTTAACAGCTGCAATGTCCCGCGCATCCATCAGCTTGTTGATCCATGCCTGCACTCCATCAGCGTAGCTCTTTGGCTTATCCTGCTTACCGCGCTCCACGACCTTGATCAGTTCGTCATAGCCTCCGTCCTTGATGGTCAGCGCGAGAAGGTCACGCGTCACATCCATCGCCCACATGTACCCGCTACGAAACAGTACTTTGCACATTGGCTGCCTCCTTCTTCTCTTTGGCTTGGCGCTGTTCTTCGGCGCGCACTGCAACCAGGCGCACGGATTCGAGTTCCATGGCCTTGATATCGTCGCAGTGGAAGACCTGCATGCAGCGCTCCGCAGACTTCTTGCGGCTAATGCGGATGTGGTTTCCCTTCTCGCGGCGCATCTTGCGTAGGTCATGCGGGCTCACCCACCCGGCAGGTTTCATGCGGCCTTCTGCGCGCTCCTTTGCAAGGCCTGATTCTATGTAGGGAAGCAGCTCGAGCATGTCCTTGATGTTCAGCTCGACGCTGCGTGATCCTTCGCTTTCGGCGCGCTGGACCGCTGCGCGCACGTATACGGCAGTCATGTTCATTGGTCACTCCAGGGGAAGAAGCCCCGACGAATGCCGGGGCAGGATGGTTAGAACGGAAGGTCGAGATCGGCCAGGGTGGCGATGACCTTGTAGGTGACAAGCGGAGGCTCACCTTCGACAACATCCGATTGCTCGGCCTGGATCACTCCATCATCCAGCAGCCGCAGGGCCAGGTGCTCGGCCTGCTCGCCCTCAATGTTGAAGCGGTCGCTCAACCATGGCAGGTAGAAGCTCTTGGCGTGCAATACAACGGTTTGCTGCACCTCGCTGTAGGTCAGCTCGCCATAGTGCGTCGGAAGGCCGTCAGCGTCCTTTGGCGAGGCCTCAGCACCAGGTTTATCGCGAACCAGCTCGAACTGATCATTCGGCGAATCGCCGGTGCGCTTCACAATGCCTTCCTCGGCCAGCTTGTCGAGCACGGCTACAGCCTTGTCGAAGCCGCAGCGCATTTGGTTCTGCAGGCCGGCCACCGTGCAGTTCTGCTGGATGGTCACGAAGTCGCGGGCGTCATCGAGGAACTTCTTCGGGATCTCGATGGCCTTTGGCTCATCGATCGCCTTCTTGGTGCGTGGCTTGCGAGCTGGCTTTTCGTCGTCCAGCGGCAAGGATCGCTGATCTTTTTCCGACTGGATGTCTGCCATGCCGGCGCTGAACTCGCGCGGGTACAGGACAATCAGAACTTCGCCCTTGTCCTGAACTTTGCTGATCAGGTCGTTGTAGTAGTCCTCGTCGGCCTTGACCATGCCGGTTACCTGGCCATTCGAAACCTTGAGGTCTTTCAAGGTCATGTTCACGGTCTGACTGCCAGCCGAATGGATCATGCGCGCCACGGTGTGCGCGATGCCTTCGGCCGCGTGCTGCAGCTCGGCCAAGACAGTGTCCTGCTGCTGCTGAGACAGCTTCTTGTAGCCGACCTCATAGCGCACCATCTGGTTGCGCATGGTGTCGACCATGCCGTGGACGATGAATTCGGGCGAATACTCCATTGCCAGCTTGCCTTCGGCGCGGGCTTGGTCCAGCAGTGCTTTTTGTTCGCGGGTCATATCTCTTCCTTAGGTTTAGGCGAAAGCGCCAAGTTGTTCGGCCGCTGCCATTGCGTCGGCCTCGTTGTTGAAATGGGATTGCAGGACGGTGCGCCAGCAGGCGTTGAAAACGTCCTTGTAGAGCGCAGAGAACGCTACGTCATCCATCCTCGACCAGCTGATTGACTTGGCCTTCTTGCGGATGCCGTCAGGCGTCTGGATGATTTCGCACCATCCGGCCTCAATGGTGATGAACTCGCGGAACGCCTCGCGGCTTTTCTCGACAGCCGGGAATCTCTCAGAGCGTTCGGCGTGCAGCTTGTCGATGTAGGCCTGTACGGCCTTGTTAAGCTGGCCGGGCCGGTCGTTGAGCTCTTCGAAGTACTTTTGCAGTCCGATGATGCCGCGCATTTCCTGGCGAGGTATCAGGCCGCCAGTTGGCTCCCAGTACTGATAGGCCAGGTCGATCAGCGCGAAGAACTTCCCGTGCAGCGCTGCGTTGCGCATCTTGCGGAAGTCGCCGTGGATCGCTGATCCGTACTTGAGCTTGTTGATAAATTCCCGGTCGGCTTCGGTGGCGCCGACCAGGCCCGTAGCAGTTCTGATCAGGGCCAGGTCAGCCATGGTCAGGTCGCCAGCTCGATGATCTGCTGCGTGCGCTTTTCCATGATCTCGTAGAAGACCTTCACCTTCTCCTCCAGCTTCTTGATCATGTCCTCATCGCGGTAGGCGCGTTTGTGAAACAGCGGCATACCAGGCCAGAAGGATGCAAAGTCGATGTGGTCACGCTCGCTGACCCAAAGGCCAACCTGGCACTGAACAACGTGCTCGGCCGGGATGGTGCCGCCCAGGATCACATCGATCTGAAAATTTGGGAGTTTGGTTTTTATCTCGACTAGGCCTTTATCACCTACGAGGCCGTCTGGCGAGTACCCAACCCCGTGATTCAGGATCAGTCCGCAGTTCACGATCTGGATTCCCAGGCGTTCGCTGACGAACGACCGGGCGACCGGCTCCCACTCATGCCCGCGCTCGGTGTGCTTGTTGCCGCCGAAGGTATCGCAGGATTCGCCGGTGAAGCGCTCGCCGATCAGCTCGTTCATCAGGGTGAATGCACCGGCGCCCAAGCCGCCCTCACCCTTGCCGTTGACCAGTAGGCAATGCATGACAGAGGCAGTCATGATCCCTCGGCGCGCCTCGCGCCATTCAGGCGTGCCCTGGGCGCAGTCGAGAACGATCATTGGCCAGGGTCCTTCTGCACGTTGTTCTGCGCCGATTTGGTAAGGCCATTCAGCAGGCCATCGAACTGGCTACGCGGGATGGCGTAGATGTCCGGGCAGACCTTTTCAAAGTTGGTCTTGGCCCTGGGGCTGACCTTGTCGAGCAGGGCCTTGAGCTGGCGCACCTGGATCTCGGTTATGGTCGGTTCCTGAGTGGATGGCGCTGCGCTGTAGGCGTCGTCGTCCTCGCCACGGGTGGTGATGTTCAGCAGCGCACACATGACATAGCGCTTGCCGTAGCTGGTGGTCGAGCCAACGGCCTGAACGGCGTTCTTGCTGCCGCTGGTGTCGAGCGGCAGAAGCATGGTCGTCTCTTCGCGGTGGCCGGCGCGGTGCATCAGGATGCCGGTCACGCTGAGGCCCGCCTGGGCGTGCTCGACCTTGAAGCTGATGGCGAACCCATGGGCTTTCATGATCGGCTTCACCACATCGCTGATGTCCTCCAGCGTTGCGTAGCGGATGGTTCCGTGACCCTTTGCGCGCTCAGCTATGGTCGGGATCTCGCACTGCATTTCTGCCATCGCGGCGTTGAACTGCTCTTGAGCGCTTCGTGCCTGCATGCGCTCATGCATCTGCATCAGGCGCTCAAGCTTGTCGATATCGACGCTCGGGTCGCTGGCGGCCTTGCTTATGATCGACAGCACGGTGGTTGATTCAGGTTGCACGGAAGGCAGCTGCTCTGCCTTGTGTTCAATTACTCGGCTCATTGGTCACTCCAAGATCTTTCAGAAGGTTGAAGACGCCGCGCTTGTACTTGCCGGTGCCGCGCACTTGGTACTTGCCTGTGCCTGGCCAGAAGTCGGCTGTCTTGCTGTTGTGGGTGACGATCAGGTGAGCGCCCCCGTTGTTGGTGGTGAAAGAGATACCGCGCTGAGACAGGATGTCTGCGCTGTTCTCACGGTTACCGGCACGCTTGGCCTTGGATTCTTCTTTGAACCAGCTTCCCATGGTTACCCCAGTGTTCTCTGTTTGGTATGCGTGCAATGCCGGCACTTCCACTGGTAGCCGACAAAGATCATCGGCTTCATGTGGCAGCGCGGCGGCTCAGGTTGTTTGGCGTTGGTCAGTGCTACGGTCTTGTCGAGCATTTCGAAGACTGCCGTCAGAACGGCGCTGTCGGCCGCCCTGGCGATCTTTGCAAGCTTCGGCTGGTGCTCGTATGGAACCTTGCTGCGAATGCGCATGGCGGTGCGCCTGACGGCCTCAGCGGTCTTGTTCATGGCCAGGGAAAGGCTCAGGCACAAGACCACGTCAAGGCTGTTCATCGGTGCGCTGGTGGTGCGGCCGTGGATCATTGGTCACCCCTTGAAGTTGTACCCAGGCCCAACGCGGTCAGCCTCGGCCTTGGTGTTGAACATCAGCAGCTTCTCGAAGTTTTCGCCGAAGGCCTGCTTGACCTCGGCGAGCACCCAGAACTGCTGGAATCGTTTGTGCGCCGGCTTCACGACGCGGATTACGGTGAGGTCAGCCATGAAGGCCGGCGCCGTAGTAGACCCACATGCCCAGCAAGAACATGCAGAAGACGATCACGAACAGGCCGACCAGCGCATCAGCAACCGGGCAGCGCGTTGCCAGGCTCGGCGGCGTATGCGTTGACGCGGGCGGCTTCTCGCCGGCCTTGAACTTGTGGCCCTTGCAGGTCCAGTAGTCGAACATTGCGCGCTGCTCTTCGGTCAAGCGTGTGGCCTGCGATTTCATGGTCGCCTCCTTGGTCTATTTGTTTGGTTCCTGCTTGCGGTAGCCGGCGTCGTAGATGGCGACAGCAGCATGGAAGTCGTCGCAAGCCACATTGCTCAGCAATTCACGGATCACTTCAATGCCCTTGTCTCGCTCTTCCGCCGCGATCTGCTCGGGCGTGCGGATGGGGCGGAATATCGGATTTCCGGATGAATCTCCTTCACCCTGAGAATCAGCCTGAACCTCTCCTTTGCGCCGATCTTCAATAAATCGATAAATTGCCTGCCCGCTATCGTGAGCGATAACCCTGACAGGCGTGTAGCTTGCTGGGCCAGACATCCACATTCGTTCGCACACCATGCCAACCGGCGGCAGGCCTTCGCCGTTCCATTGGTTCGGCCGTGGGGCTAAACGCAAGGGTCGATCATCGTGCAGATCATCAAGCCGGAATGTGTACTCGCCCTCCCGGGACAAGTCGCGCATCTTGTTCCCGTCTGCCTGATACCAGCCTGATGGGATGCGCGCTTCTGCGCTGATTACGAAGTGCGTTGCGTCTTCTGGCGCCTTTCTCCAATCAATTTCCATTACCCAATCCTCGCAAGCTGTTCTTTCCATTGTTCGTGATTGCGCGCTTCGAGCTTGCTCAGCCGCTCCTTGTAGTGCCGCTGCTCTTCGATCTCGATGGCACCGCACAGGCCGGCCATGTCCACGGCGGTTTCAATCTCCCGCTGCAGGCAACAGGTCAGGCCCTTATCGGCTACGGCCAGGAAGCGCGCCTCGATCAGGTCGCGCACTTGGTTGCTGAGTTCTCGGTTCATTTGGCGCGCGCCTCAATCATGGCGTCGGCTTGACGATATGCCCATGCAGCAACCTCTTGAATTGAGGAGTCTTGGGGGATCGGATTTGCCGACCAGCCCTGCATTGCCTTTGCCGCGAAGTAATCTCGGATCGAAAGTCCAAGCACCGGCCCATATTCGTGGGAAGCGCTTGGGAATGCAGGTTCGCTATGGTCTTTGCTCATTGGTCACTCTCCGTATTCGGCTCAGGGTCCAGGTCAGTGTTCATCGGGCAGCGCATGACGTGCTGCCGATATGAGTTTGGGCCGCCGCACTGCTGCTTGCAGAAGGGGCATTTGTAGGTTTCGTCGGGTGGGTCTAGGGGTAGGTCGGTCATTGCTTGTCCGCTTCGTCAGCCATCTTCCGTAGCTGATCTGAGCTAATGAAGATCGGCGCTTCTGCGTCGCAGATTTCGATGCAGATACCTGTTACACGCCCAGGCATCTCAATTGCCGGCTCTACCTCAATGCTGTGGCAGGTCCAGGCGTTGTCTTGCATCACTTTTTGGAAGATATCGGTCACGGCATTTCTCCATTCGTTCGATTCACACGCTGCGCCTGTCGCCAAGCGCAGCTAGTCAATCATTTGTGTGCATCAGGGTCTTTGATGTGCTTGTCGAATAGCTTCTTGTGGCGCCGCGCGAAGCGGGTGATATGGGCAAGCGCAAATGCGCAGGCTATTCCGATCGCCAGCGGGTAGAAAACCAGGATTGTCAGCGCCAGGCACGGCGTGAACAGAAGCGCCAGAAGTGGATAGAAAAATGCAGCCTCCCCATCTGAACCACGGCCACTCTTTGAGTAGCCATAAAGCCAATTCCCTTCCTTCCAGCCCATCAGCTTCATCGTTTTGCTGAGCAATGGGTTGTTCCTCGGGCTTTTCGAATCGTCAATCCAAGCCCAAGTCCAAGCCCAAACCCAGCTGAGAATGTAGCAAGCCACCCAAGCCACGCTAAGAAGCAGGCCGATAGCAACAGCAAAGTCGTACAAGCAGCCCAAGTTTTCAAATTGCATACCTCTTTCCTCGTTGGTTGATTTCCCCCTGATGCCACTCATGGAATGGCACCGAGGAAAGCAATCACGTACACGGGAATTCCCGTGCACCTACTCCCGCCTACCGAGGCCGATACGGCCAGCCCCAGGGAGCCGCATGGCTATGTGGGTTGCTAACTGCCTTTCCCGGTCGGGAGGGTTGTTGCGTCGAGTTGTGTAAAGAGCGGGTGAAGCTGCGTTTGGTGTGTTGCGTTGTTGAGCGAATAATGGATCAGGCAGAAAAACATTGCAACCCCCATTGCAAAATAAAATTACCAACGTATATTGGTTGCATCGACAGACGGAGATGCACATGAAAACCCAAGACGTAATAGACCACTTTGGTGGTGTTCGACAGGCAGCAGAGGCTTTGGGCGTGACAACCCAAGCGATCTACCGTTGGGGCGATGAGGTTCCTGCCATGCGCCAGCCACACATCCAGATCGTGACCAAAGGCAAGCTCAAAATGAGTAAGGGGAAGAAATGAGGATTGTCAGCAATAAGCGACAAGCAGACCTGGTTACGTTGAAAAAGTCAGATGGCTTCGGCTTTGTCGGGCCAGTGGTCCGTCGTTTTGACGATTTCACCGCGTCCTTTACGGACGAGTTCAAGGACTGGCTTTTTTCGATTCAGGATGGGAAGTGCGGCTATTGCGGCTGCGTTCTAGGTGAAGACTGGAGTGGCAATCCAAATGCTCACGTCGAACACATCAAGCCACGTCGCCTTGGTGGCGAGGATCGTCCGCCAAATCTCATGTATGCGTGCCGGTCGTGCAATACCTCAAAGAGCAATGAGCACTACAGCTCACTTCATGTGAAGTGGGCGCTTAAGGAGTCTCCCGTTGGCGAGGTGATCTCGTCGAAGGTAGCAACACGTCTTCTGCACATGGGAGTCCTGATTTTGAAGACGACTGACACCTACCATTTTGAGCGAATGGGGTGGACCCATGTTTTGCCTCTTCCATGCCCGGTAGAGCATTCGACTCTTGCCGCGGCACTGGCTGAAGCAAAGAAGAACGCCCTAACCAAGGAGTCGGACGATGAATCCGAATCGTGATTTCAGAGGGATCTGGATTCCTGCGGATCTCTGGCTTACCAAGGAACTGACCGTCGGCGAAAAGCTCATGTACGTCGAGATCGAGAGCCTTTCAAGGCTTGGGCGTGGCTGCTTTGCCAGCAACGCTCACTTTGCCGACATGTTCAGCATTTCGACATCCAGGGTGTCCGAGATCATCAGCTCTCTGGCAAGCAAGGGGTTCGTTACGGTTGATCAGAAGCGTGAAGGCGTCAGGACGGTTCAGCGCATCATCAAGATCATTCCGCGCTATGCGACTTCTTCGGAAAATACGAAGAACCCCTTCGGAAAAGGCGATGAAGGTTCTTCGGAAAACACGCAAGGGAAGAATACAGGTTTAAGTAATACAGAGAAGGAAGATAAAAACCCTTGTCATCAGCAAGCTGACGACGTCCCTGTCGATGAAATCTTCGAGGTCTACGAGCGAGTATTGCCAACGAAGCCAAGGGTTCGGATCCGTGACGACGCAAGGCGCAAGGCTATCCGGTCTCTGTGGCGGAAGGACAAGAAATTCCAGAGTGTTGAATTCTGGGAGAGGTACTTCACGGTGGTGCGCGACAGCACCTTCCTTATGAGCCAAAAGACATTCGCCTTCGATTGGCTCATGAAGCCAGCCAATTTCAAAAAGGTAGCCGAGGGAAATTACGACAATGCATGAACCATGGAGCCAGGAGGCAGAGCAGGGTGTGTTGGGCTCGATGCTGATCAACCCTGAGTTGATCGACATCCTGGCCATGGACTTGAAGCCGTCGGATTTCTTTTTCTCGTACAACCAGGCGGTGTACAAGGCGATCACGGATTTGCGGGCCAAGGAGCGTTCGGTTGATGTGCTGACCGTGTCTGACGAGATCGGCACGCTGGACAACGGGGAGCCTGCACTGCCCTACGTTGTCGACCTGCACCGGAACACGCCCAGCGCGGCGAACGCCAAGGAGTATGTTCGGATCGTTCAGGCGCGCTCTGTTGACCGCGACCTGATCAAGGTCTCGCGAATCATCGAAGAGATCGCGGCGTCTGCCGGTGACGCGCAGGACAAGATTGGCAGGGCTCAGGCAGAGATCATGGGCGTACAAGGCCAAACGATGAGCGCTGAGACGCTGAACGCCTGCGAGGCCTTACGCGAGCACATGGAAGAGCTTGAGCGCCGTGAGAGCCTCGCTGGAGCCATGGACGGGCTATCGACTGGGATCAAGGCGCTGGACGATCACCTGCATGGACTCAAGGAAGAGCAGCTGATCATCATCGCCGGCCGGCCGAAGATGGGTAAGACCACTCTGGCGCAGAACATCTGCGACCACATCGGGGTCACGCTCAACGAGCAGGTCCTGGCTGTAAGCCTGGAGATGAGCACGCGACAGCTGATGGACAAGTCGATAGCGCACCTGGGCAGCATTCCGCTTGACGCGCTGAAGTCCGGCTCCGTGTTCAAGAGCCACGCCAAGGAGCTGAGCGAGACTACGGCCAAGATCGCGGCATCTGGACTGACGTTCTACAAGCGCAAGAGCGCGACGATCAACCAGATTCGTGCAGCGGCGCGCCGGCACAAGTTGAAGCATGGCCTGAAGGTGCTGCTGGTAGACCACATCGGCTTGGTGGACATCGACGACCACAAGGCCAGCCCAGTGCAGCGGATATCCGAGATCACCCGTGCGCTGAAGCTACTAGCCAAGGAGCTTGGATGCGTAGTTATCGCACTGTCGCAGCTGAGCCGTGCGCTTGAGCAGCGCCCGAACAAGCGCCCAATCCCGAGCGACCTGCGCGACTCAGGGTCCATCGAGCAGGACGCCGACGTAATCCTCTTCGTTTACCGCGACGAGGTTTACAACGAGCACACAGAGTGCCGCGGCGTTGCCGAGATCATCATCGGCGCGATCCGTGACGGCGAGCCCGGCACAGTCCGCGCCCGCTACCAGGGCAAGTACAGCTCGTTCAGCGACATGCTGAGCGAAGACGAATACCGCGAGTTGAGCCCGAAGCCGACTCGCTCGTATGCCAAGAAATCACTGTTGGACTGAGAGAGGCGTGACCAATGAGCAAGATTGAACCATCCGTAATCATTACCGAAATGCCGAACCCTTCGCCTGCAGAACTGCTGCTGCCTCAGTTTGAAGCGCTTTGGCAGGTCGTTAAGCACTGGGATATCAATGTGCACACTCACTACCGCGGCTACTGTGGCGGGAACGGATCGCACGTCAAGATGCTGCTCGATGCACTGGCTATTTACCGTGGAGAATTCAGAACCAGAGAAAACCTGTTGATCAAGGTTATGCACACCGCCGGCGACGATCCATTCATCATCGGCGTGAACGGTGAATGCACGACTGAAGGCTTGCACGGAATCGAAGAGCAGATTTCCGGAGAGGAACATGAGTTTGAGCATGGCCCAGGTATTTACACCTACGAGGCCTACTTCATGCAGGGCGAGTCCGATGAATTTGGCCGATCTATGTTCCTGTCTTGCTGGGAACTGACCCAGATAGCTTTCGAGCAGCCCGAATGGGCAAAGCCAGTCGACCCGAACGACCCCAAGAAGCCATGCCCGACCTGCGGCCTTGTCGACTGCGGCGGCAAAGACTTTTTTGATCAATGCATTCCGTTCTGAGGAGAACCACCGTGACCAACAACGAAAACGAAATGGACGAAAATGCCTTGAGAGGATTTTTGAGCGAGCATGTCGAATATCGAGATGGTTTTCTTTACTGGAAGAAGACAATTAGCAACAAGGCAAAAGCCGGAGGGAAGATTGGAAGCAAAGACGGAAAAGGATATCTCCGATTCTGGATGT